GACCGCTATCGACCGCTGGTTGCAGGCGGGCGCTACTGGCGAGGGCTGCCGCTCGGGCTTCCCGAGCGAGCTGCAGGACGCGAGCAGCGTCAGCACCAAGCTGCCCAGCAGACACAGGGCCAACGGCGGCACCGGAGAGTTCAGGAACGCGTACAGCTTGGCGTATCGATTCAATTTCACGGGTCGCCTCCTGGGCGGTATTGGCGGTCTGGATGCCCTCGGCATTGACGCGCATGTCGATCTGGGATGTGACTTTCAGCGCCTCACGCTCGACCTTGATGGTCTCGCGGGCGATGCGCAGGTCGTTTTTTGTCGTGGCGTTGCTGCTGCCGCGCCAGTAGATCAGGCCGGCGATGATCACTACGACCAGCAGGATCGCGCCGGCGATGATGGCTTTGATGTTGGTTAGGATGGGCATTTCTTATTCCTTATCGCTCGCGCCAGTTCGCGCAGGTCGGTCAACTGCGGCGCGACCCGCAGACGGTGCCGCGATTGCCACCAGGCCGACGCGGTGTTATCAAGCGCGTAAACGGGCGCGGCGAGCTGCTTTGGCCAGCGGTTCGTCATAGGACTCTCCTCGCCATATCGAGCTGCAAATCGCCTGCGGTAGCTGGACCTCTACCGAGGTGCGCCAGGACCTCGGCCTTCATGCGACCGACTCCCCCGCGAGTGCGACATAAGCGGCTGCGTCTTCGTAGTCGTCCGGCAGTCCGGTCGAGGTGCTGCAGGCGCGGGCCGCCTTCAGTACGACCATGAACAGCCAGCCGTCACGCTCGCTAATAGTGTGGCCGGTCAACGCGTTGAATGCCGTCACGGTGCGGGCCATGCTGCGTTCGCCGCCCTGTTGGTCGCGGGACTTCGCGCGATCCTCGATATGCTGCGCCGACTGACGCAAGATGTCTTGGGCTTTCATCGTGTGGGTTCCTTGCGTGGGTTGCGTTCGTTGAGTTTCTGGCGGTGCTGTTCGAGGTAATGTCGCGCAGCGGCCGCGTGCGCCCGGTCCGCTTCATCCAGCTCGAACGGCAGCGGTCGATTATTCGCCGGTACGTCAGCTTGGTCGCTGTCGGTGATGGGGCTCCATTTCACGTTCATCGCTCGACAAAATCTCGCGGGTTGAGCGGCGCCGCTGCGAATGGCTTGGTGAAGCCATACAGCCCGCAAACGGCGGTGATGGTGCGATCGGGAATTGTGCCGGCGTCCGGCCATGTCGGTTTGAGTTCCGCGCCCGTGACATCGCTCATAAGCACGAAGTTAAGGTCTTCGTCCAGCGTGGCGAATACGATCTGCGACCATTGCTGACAGTTGATCAGCACCTTGATGTAGATCCAATCGCCATAGCGATTACTGCGCGCGCTACGCTGCCACACTCCCACCCATGGTGGGCTGACTTCCAGCGTCGGCTGGTGGACCTGCAGACCGCCGCCCACTCCATGCCAACCACGGTCGGAGGTGAGCGAACGGATCTCCAGGGACTGGGCGGCCGCGGTCGGGCTGTAGGCCAGCACAGCCACAACGCCCAGCAGGACAAGGACCAGATTGCGGAGGGTTTTCATGCCTCGAAGCTCCTGAACAGGACGCCGCAGCACATGTCCATGTCCTCGCCGTACTTGCCCATGCTGTGCATGTCCGCTTCCATCAGACCGAAACTGTCGATGCACGCGGCCTCACGGTAGCCGCGCAGATACGCGTATGCACGGTCGTGGTCTTGTTTCGTGACTGCGTTGTTCACGGCGTCTACCAGTTCAAAGTGTCGGATCACGAGTGGACCTCCTGCGGAACGTAATCACGGGTCGCCGGGTGCAGGCGGAACGCCTCACGCAGCGTGTCAAAGGTGTACGACTTTTCGGTCGGCCAACGCTTACCGACGACCTCGACCACGCCGGTAGGCCGGTGCTTGACGCGTGCATATAGGCTGCAGTCGCGACCCAGCCGGTTGAGCGTTCCGATGTCCAGATCGGGTAGGTCTGGGCGATGCTGGCGTAGCGCGGTAACTGCCTGCGCGACGGTCATCAACGGCTCGTTTGCAGTATTGGGCGTCTCAGGGATCTGGTAGATACTCATAAATCAAGCTTCCAGATTTGACAGGCTAGCAAACAATGCATCCCGTTCTTCGATCCACGCCGCCGACTCCGCCGTCGACCACGCCGCCGAGTCCGCCGCTGACCACACCGACCACGCCACCGACTCCGCTGAACGCGCCGCCCACCGCGCCGCTGAACGCTCCGCCGAGTCCGCCGCTGAACGCGCCGCTGAACGCGCCGCCCACCGCGCCGCCGAGTCCGGCGCCGCCGCCGCCGACTCCGCCGCCGACTCCGCCGCCGACTCCGCTGACCGCGCCGCCCACCGCGCCGCTGAACGCTCTGCCGAGTCCGCTGACCGCGCTGCCGCCGCCGCCGAGTCCGCCGCCGCCGCCGCTGATTCAACAACGCCATCCACACCTGCAGCGTCTTCGTGGAAGCGGCGACCAGCCTCCAGGGCGGAGACGACCTGCGTAATTGCCTGAGTAACCTGGTCAGGATGACCGGCCGACAAAGCGGCACGCTGTAGCGCCAGCATCCTGTCAATTCGCGCGATAGCGATCAGGTGCTGTACCGGCGCCAAGTCGACACCAATTGGGATGCGCTTCGCAAGCTCAACGTGGAAGCTGCCACGCTCATCTGCTGGCAAGCCCTCGAACAACGCGTCCTGTAAGCGGATCAACCATTCAGGCAGAGCGCGCGCATCAGCCACGGTTGCATGAAAGCTGGTGCTATCCGGGTCGATGTCATGAGCGAAGCAGCCGACCGAGCAACCGCGAAACTGGCGGCCGCGCATCTCGCCAAACGTCCCAGCGACCAACATGTCCTGCGCTGCGTGCTGTTCGGCCTGAGCGACGTGTAAAGCCTTGAGTGCTGGATCATTGTTAAAGCTAAGGGTCATGTCTGCAACCTCATTCAGTGGGTGTAGGCGTAGTCTCCTGCGCCGTTACAGTGTTGTCAAGCACTTTCTACAAATTATTTCGCGGTCGCGAATGGCGACAGCGGCACGACGTTTGGGGACTCAGGCTCGGCGGCCCACCCTTCGGGCGCGCGGTACTCGCGCAGACCATAGCCGTTCTTTCGCTCCTGCCAGTTGCGCGTCTTGAGCCATGCCGCGATCGCGCGCGCGTCGTAGCGCCGACCGCTGTGCGACTGATCAAGGCGATTGCGGATGTCAGCCGAGCGCACCGACATCTGCCGCTCATCGGCCTTGAGCAGCGTTGCCAGGATCGGCGGCAACAGGTCGTCCAGGTCCGACTTCACAGTGCCGATACCTTGGCGCATTGCCTCGGCGTTGTAGGCCTTGACCAGCTCGGGCACGCGCCGAATCAGCGCGATGTACTCGTCCCACGTCTGGCAGAAACGCGCCTTTGCCTCGGCCAGAATCTGGGGAAGCTCGGCGGTCCAATCCAGCGGGGCCGACTCTTCGCACATCACCGGCATGAATCGGCGGTTACCCGTCTCGTCGCGGTTTAGTTCGTTTTTGTTGGCGGTGCCGAGCAGTACGAATCGGCGGGGGTGCGACTCCTCGCGCCGACCGTAGGGCGTGCGGTAGACGTCTTGGGTGTCGGTCGTCCAGCGCTTGACGTCCTCGACTTCCCGCTTGCCGAGCCCGGACATTTCGGCCAGCTCTGCGATCGGGCTACGCGCGGCTGACATCGCCATCTTGCGTTCGTCGTGCGAGAACGCAACCGGTGTCGGCATCGGCCAGCCCATCTTGTCTGCCAACTTGATCGGAAACAGTGACTTGTCGACGGCTTGGCCACCGATCAGTACGGGGACGACGGGCGCGGGCGCGCCTGGGTGTAGCTGACGCATCACCAGTCCCGCAAAGAACGCTTGCGTAGCACCTGTGAGGGCTTCGGAACCGGGGGCGGCGAACAGGTCGGTGAATAGCGTATCGATGCGGTGCGTCTTGTCCCATAGCGGTAACGACAGAATCGAGTCCTTCCACGGGTCGATCGGGTTGTTGCGAGCGACCGTGTCGAGTGCGAGTTCAAGCGTACCGACCGAGACGCTAGAAGCGCCGAGACGCGTCACCGAATTGACCCACATACCGATCGGTGGGCTATCGGTCGCGACGATTGTGTCGGCGCACACGTCGAATTGCAGCTTAATCTTCGACTCACGACACAGCAGCTCGACGGCGAACATCAGGTTCGCTACGCTCGAATGCTTCTTGTCGCCGCGATCCGGCCACTCTTCGATCGTCCCACACAGGCGTTCGGCGGCGAGTTCCAGGGGGTGGGACAGCTCGAGCGCATCCGAATCGCCGAAGGCGAAGAAGTCGCCCATCTTGTGCGACCAAATGCCGGGCTTACCGTGCATCGTGACCACTTCGCCAGCGCGCAGATCTGCAGGCGTCAGGTCGAAGCGTGTGGCGTCGAACGGATCGGCACACCGGTGGCCCATGACTGCGTCCAACGCTCCGAGCGCCTGACGAACGGTGCCGCGCAACAACTCGCCATCACGTTCGAACACCAGCGGCCAGGACGGGGGTAGGACTTTGTCACCCATTGCGCGGAGCGCCTGCACGCCCAAGACGTCGCCGTCTTCCAGACCGGCAGCCTCGCGATTCGCACGGTGATAGTCCAGCGCAACACGCTTGGCATCGGGCTTCTTTGCGGTGCGCGCACGGCGCACGGCCAGCTCGAACCGCTTGATGTCGATATCCTTGAGCTTAGGCATCAAACGAACATCAAGCATGCCGCCCTCGGCACGGAATTTTGCAGCCACGCCTGCGTGCGTAGCTGCACGCTCAAGCCACGCCTGTTCGTCCGGCACGACGCGCGTCACGCCTTCGCCGAGAACTGGCGGCGCCTCGAACATGAGGCGGGACGGTTGATACATCGACGCGTCCGACAGCTGGCGCACCAGCAGCGCGCCGGACTTGGAAATGATCACGCGCCCGCGGCCGTTTGCCCACTGATCGATCTGCAAGCGTTGGGCGAGTTCGGGAATGTCCGAACCGCGCGTCACAGCGACGTAGACATGCACGCCCCGCAGCCCACGATCACCTACGAACGACGAGGCCGACGGGCGCGCTACGCGTACGACCTGGGTCAACCACGGCGAGGAGGTCTCCAGGGCGTCGACCACTTCGTCCACGGTCCGGTAGACGCTCGAATCGGTGTCGACGTCGATGACGAATAGGGCCGGGGTGTCCAGGTAGCGGAAATGCTCATTGGTGCGCGCCACGGCGTCGGGATTGAATTCGGTGCCGGCGCGCGTGGTCAGCGCGGTGTCACCGCCATTCGGCACGCCGGCCGTGATGGCTTGCCAAGGGGTGAGCAGGTCGAGCAGGTCGCGCAGATCCTCGAGCTTGTCGATCTCGACCACCTTGGCGCTACCGGAAGTCATGTGTGCCAAGGCCGAGCCGGCGGGTTTGCCGTTCTCCAGAGTGTACTGCTTGGCCAGCTCGCATGAGTTGGACGTGATCAGGGTCAGTTTGATGGCCATTTGGTTCTTCTGTGGGATGGCGGGTTGTCAGTGTGAGCGCTGTGCGAAGGCTTTGTCCAGCAACCACAGGGTGTACGGGCCACTCTTTCGGCGCGCGATCCGTAAGTGGCCGAGCGCGTGCCCTAGTCGAATGGCCTCGCTGCGGGTCGGGCGACGACCTTTAACGGCCTGAAACAGCCCCGTGACGACGTATTCGCCTGGCTGCGTTGTAGCCACGTTACGGATCTCATCGAAGGTGAGGAGCTCCGGTGATCGCTCTGCGACTTGCAGAAATTCGCCACCGTGCGTGCGGTTAAACGCGGTGGCGGTCTCGTGGGCCAATGCGTAACGGTCAGTGAGTGTTGACATGTGGGGTGCGGGTTGTGAGTGTGGATAAATCCTAGTCCACTCCTGTCAGTCCGTCAACCCCTGCCAGTCTAGGGAAGTACGGCAGCAACGGAGTACAGAACCAAGGAATAAGATAAAGAAGAGAATTTCAAACTTTCAGTTGTATTATTGATCTATAATACTCTCTTGTTTTACACATATAGGGAGTATAGGCAGAACTTGCGTCTGTATCCGTACGTCTGTATGGAAGTGTTATGGTAGCGAGACTCGAATTCGGCACGCACAATCGACGATTCCGCGCTACACTCGCGCCATGGCGAACGACACACTCGCACTGAATTCCGACTGGGATCTTGATCTTGACGATCAGGGGAATCTACGCACCGTCGGCGACGCCACCGTCGGCGACGCACAGGCCGGGCCCGGCATGCGCCTGGCCCAGGACGTAGCGTCACGTTTGCGCGCCTGGCGCGGCGAAGTGTGGTTCGACGTGCAGCAAGGTATCGACTACCCGCTGTACCTGGGTCGCGCCCCGTCGATCTTGCAGCTGCGCACCGACTGCCAGTCTGAGGCGCTATTCGTCCCCGGATGCGCGACTGCGATCGCCGACATTGACCTGCAACGCACCGCGCGCACGGTCGGCGGCACGGTCTACCTGTCCGACATCGCCGGCTATTCCGCCGAGGTGACCGTGTGAGCGTACAGATCGTCCCGCTGTCGCCTGTCGCCAATCAAACCCTGTCGGTCGTGCTCAACGACCGCAGCGTGGGCATCACGGTACGCACGCTCGGTGCAGCGACCTACATCGACGTCGCCGTCGCCGGCCTGACCGTGTGCGCCGGCCGCGCGTGTCGCGACCGTGTCCCCCTGACGCCGCGCGCGGCCTATTTGGGCCTGGCTGATCTGTCGCTGGTTTTCGCCGACCTACGCGGCACGTCTGACCCGGTCTGGACCGAGTTTGGCAGCCGCTATGTCCTGCTGAGCGTTGGCGACCCGACTGCGCTCGATCCGATTCTTGCGGGCGTTTCTCCGGACGTGTCCGCTTTACTCTACGACGGAAGTGTGACCTACAACGGATCTCAGACTTTCAACGGTCATTTAGTCTGATTTAGCAAGCTGACGTTTACCCGCGCTGTGCGACTATCTCCGCACTTTAACGGCACAGGATCGTGACGTGGCGGACATTCCAGAGCAACCTGCCGCGTGGCCGGAAATCCCGTTGATCTCGACGGCTGATCTCGTGCTTGGCGGCAACAACGGCCCGGCCAACCGACAAGCGGTCAAGATACTGCAGCGCATGCAGCTGGTAAAAGTCGGTATGGACGCCGCGACTGCGTCGCTTAGCACCCTGCAGCCGCTGGTCGCGCAAGCACGCAGTGGCGCCGACGCCGCGCTCACCCTGGCGCGGACCGCAGACACGACCGCTGCAGCCGCGCAGACCGCCGCTGGCACCGCGCAGACCGCCGCTGCAGCCGCTGCAGCCGCTGCCAGCACGGCGGACACGAAGGCGGTCAACGCGCAGACGATGGCCAACCAAGCCGACACGAAGGCAACCGCCGCACAGACCGCAGCAGGGACTGCGAACACCAACGCGTCCGCCGCGATGACGACGGCCGCAGCGAAGGCCACACGCATCGACCTGGGCACCGTGTCGTTGACGTACACCGCAGGACTTGCACTCGGCGCGGGCGCCCGTTCGGTAGCCGTCAACTGCTCAGGCGCGCAGGTCGGTGATGCGGTGTTCGTCGCCGCGACTGCCGCCATTCCGGACGGTTACGCGGTGGCCGCCGCCCAATGCCTGGTCGCCGACGTCATCCGCGTCTCGGTCGTGCATCCCGCGCTCGCGCTCGGTGCAAGTTTCACAATTCCGCTGCGCGTGTTCGTATTGCGATAAGGGCTTGACAGCGCAGTAACAGGCTGTCAATCTCCACACACCCGGTGTGTCTGCGCCTGGTGGGTCGATGGGCCGGGGCGTTGTGGGCGCTCCGGCCCATCTTTTATCCAGGCGGCCCACATGCTCAAGACCCGCACGCTCCACCTCGCCGGACCTGACGGCGACGAACCGCTCACCATCTCCGAGCTTCCGGCCCTTGTTGCCGACCGTGCAGCGCGCGCCGCTCTCACCGCAATCAATGCCCCGCTAGACGGCGGCGTCGTCAGTCTCGCACTCGAACACATGCCAGCCGTGCTCAAACTTGCCGGTCGCGGCATGGAGCTACTCGCGCCGTTTGTGCAAGCCTCGCGGCCCGTCCGGCACTGGTCAAACGTGCTGATCGCCCAGCAAGCGGCGCTAGCGCTGCATGTGGACTTTCTGATCGGACGCCCGTCGATCGCCATCCCGGTGACCATGCAGGCCGATCGCATCACGCGCGGACCGGGCGCAGATGCGATGGTCAATTTCTGCTCGCCACCTGTCGCAGCCGTGTTACACTCGGGTCGAGCCAGTTACCGCGAGTTGGAGACTGTCCTGAGCACCGAGGACGTCTACAACCTGGTCGAGCTGCTCAACGTAGAAGCGGTGCGCGAATGGCGCGCGCTGCAGCAGACAGCCTAGGAACCCACACCGTGCAGACACTTCACGAGATCATCAACGCAGTGCGCGATGGCGAACAAGTCGATTACGACGCACTTCGCTATGCCGTTTGCGCAATGGACGCACTCAGCACCTTCGACCGTATGGCCTTCATGAAGCTGGCAGAGGCCGAGCGCGAAGGTAAGAAACCGTTTCTTACGTCTAGCGCCCAATGGCAGTGGGAAGAACACTTCAATCGTCAGAAACGTGCAGGGGGGAAGTCGCCGAAGGACTACGTGGGTTGGAACAACGACCCCGATAACCCCGAATTCCGAGCGCGTCGCGCCACCGCCAAGAAGCTGATGAATCGGGTTATGGAGGCGACCAAGTGAACGACTACGACAGCAGCGTCACACTCGCCGGCCAGCACGGCCGCGACAACGGCAAGAACTTCCAGATCCGTGAAGTGCCGCCCGTCGAAATGGCAACCTTCATCCTGCGCTTGCTCGGCGCGATCCGCCTAGAGGGCGTGGACGACCTGCGTGCGCTGATGACCCCTGCCGAAGGCGTGGACGAGATCGACACCGTGCTCCGTCTACTCGCCGGTTGCGACGCCACTGCGACGCGCGCCCTCATCTTGGACGTGCTCAAGTACGTCATGGTTGCGCCCGACCCGCAGCACCCAGGCCTGTTCCGCGCACTGCGCGATGACGACATCAAAGAACTGCGCACGCTCGGCGACATCATCGGCGCCTTCGTCCGCACGCACGTGATGCCGGGGATCTGACCGGTGCCGTTCTCGCTTCCATCGCTGCCGCCGTTACCGACACGCTTGCCGACGGCGTCCATCACGCCGACGGCCGTGCTCAACGCGGTATCGTTGATCGCGAAGTATTTGCCCAAGTTCAACCCGCCGCGCCCCCTCTACGCCATCTTCAACGCCGAGACGTGGCTGCCGCTGACGCTGCCCGATTCATGGGGCGAGATTACGTTGCGTTTCGCGGATTTCCAGACATCCGACTATCCGGTCGAGGGCGGCGGCTTCATGGTGGCGAACAAGGTCCGCCGCCCCGACGGCATCGATCTGGTACTGATCAAGACCGGGTCGGACCTCGAGCGTGCGAGCTGGCTCGAGGCGATCCGCTCGCAGATCGCAGCCAACCCGATCGCGCGCTATCACGTGCTGACGCCCGAGGGCATCTTTCAGAGCCTGACCATCACGCGGTTGTCGAAGCAGTCCCGCGCGGACCGCGGGTCGAACATGCTGTACCTTGAAATGCAGCTGTCTGAAATTCCGCAGATCACCACACCGTCGCTGCTAGGCGACAAAGCGGTATCGGCAGAGTCCGGCCCGTTGAAAGAGCTGGGGCGTGTGTTTCCTTCTACGGCGTCGGCGCAAGTCACCGCCTTGGCCAAAGTCGGCGCGCCTGCGGGTAGCGCTCTTGCAGGAGCCTAACGCATGGCCGCACAAGTCGTTGATGAGCTGATCGTCACACTGTCGCTCGATGCGCAGGAGTACGAAAAGGCCGAAGCGGAAGTCGAACGCAAGACCGATCGTACGTTCCGCCAGCAGCAGCAGCGCGCGAGCGCGACAGATCGGACCAACAAAGACCAACAGCGGCGGCTAAAAGACGTCGCTGCGGGCGTACGCTCGTTTGCCACACAAGTTACCGCAGCGGTCGGTATCGTGTCTGGTCTAGGCGCAGCAGTAGGCGGTGTGCTGTCGGGCTTCCTAAAGTTCGAAACCGGCTTACGACGTCAGGCAGTTGGTACCGGGTTGTCAAACAAGGAGATGCAGGCCTGGGGCGCGACGGCGCGCCGCTTGGGTGCCGATGCGGACGCAGGCGCCGAAGCGCTGGCCAACCTGGCGAAAGAACAGCGCCAAGGAATGCTGACGGGCAACGCGCCGACGTTGATGGCACTGGGCCGCATGGGTGTCAACATCGACACCAGCCGGTCGCTACAGGACATCTTGGGCGACGCCCAAGCGCGCTACCGCGCCGCGCCCGACGGACAGAAGCAGCAGTTCGAGGACAGCCTCGCTGCACAAGGCGTGTCGTCGGACTTGATTCTGATGATCAAATCCGAACGTGACGTGCGCGAGGCATTCACGCAGTCGTTGTCGCAGGCCACCGAGGAGAACCGCAAGGCGCTTGACCAACTTGCGGACGCGTTCGAGTCGATGAAGGCGACGGCGATCTCGATCAGCGCGACGCTGTTGGAGGCGCTGCAGCCGGCGATCGCCGAAGCCGCAGTTCGCCTGTCCGATATGGCCACGCAGTTCGTCACCTTCACCAAGGATGTGCAAGACGCAGGCGGCGGCGTTGACGGCTTCCAGCAAGCGCTGGACAAGAATATCCCGTTGCTCGGCCGGTTGTTCGAAGGCTTCCGGTTGGAAGCGCAGCTGATCGGCGAGGCGGCCGCAGTCGTGCGCAACGTGTTCCGCAGCGTCGACCAGACACTATCGCCGATCATCAAGAAAATCGCGTGGGCATTCGGCTACGACCACGGTAGCGACGACAAAGCGTTCGGCGCCGACTACGGAGTAGACCCGAGTAAGCCACGCCTGTCGACCGGACAGCGAGCAGCGCTGGCGGTGAGCGATTGGTGGAACTCAGCCGTCACCGGTTCTCGGTCTGCGAACAAGGCGGCCGACGCGGGCAACCCGTACAACCTGCCACGGAATATCGAAAACGACGCACCGAGCGCGAACCCGTACAACCTGCCACGGAATATCGAAAACGACGCACCCGGCGCGACTGGGAGCGCGCAGGATTTGATGTCCAAATTGATCACGCAATACGGTCTGACTGCGCAGCAGGCCGCAGCGGTGGTCGCGAACTGGAACCGCGAGTCGGGTCTGCGCAGCAACGCCTTCAACGGTGCGGGAGGCGGTACTGGCGCCCGCGGCCTGGCACAGTGGCGCGGCGAGCGCACCAAGGCGTTCCAGGCGCGCTACGGCGTCATGCCCGATCAGGCGTCGATCGACCAGCAGGTTGAGTTTGCGATGACCGACCCGTATGAGCGCAGCCTGATGCAGAAAGCCTTCGCTAAAGGGGGCACCGCGCAGCAGCTCGGTCGCTCATATTCGGAGATCTACGAAGCGCACGGCAAGACAGCCGAGGACATTCGGCGCGGCAACGACGCCCAACGACTGGCCGGAACTTACGGCCAGGGCGGCGGGACAAACGTCAGCATCCAGAACATGACCGTACAGACGCCGGACGCGACCGGGTTCGTCGGCGGCATGCAGCGTCTGGGCGGAACGCAGTCGTACAACACGGTGATCCGATGAACCCACTCGTCGAGCGCCGCGCCCGCGTCGCAATCCACGTCGTGCGCCCAGGGCCGAACGGCGAAGAGGAACTCGCCTACGCGTTTGAGCAACACCGCATGTCGATCCAGGTGGCCCAAGGCGGCAACCAGTTCGGTAATGCGAAGGTGTCGATCTACGGTGCGCCGTTGGACACCATGAACAAGATCGCCCGGCTGTGGCTGGAAGTCCTGAGCCCGACCAACACCGACACGCTCGCGATCGACGTTTGGGATGGCGCCAACTACGTGCCGTTCTTCTCGGGCGTGATCACTTGGTCAGCAATCAATGCGTCTGGCGCGCCGCAGATCGCATTGGAGATCGAAGCCAATTCGGCGATGTTCGCCATGAACACGGTCGCTCCGCCGTACGCGCAGGACACTCCAATCGCGCTGCAGGACGCGCTGCAGCAGATCTTGGCGCCGACCGATCTGGTCGTGGATTTTGCCGACAGTGTGGCTGCGTTGCAGGTTCAAAAGGCGCATCTGACGGGCACACCGATGGACCAAGCGATCGCGCTGATGAACTATTTTCCCGAGCTGACGTGGTACATCAACTTGCAGCGGTTTCTGGTTCGACCCGTCAACGGGCCGCTCGGCGGTGAACCGATCAAGGTCGACAAAACGACTGGTATGATTGGTTACCCGACCTATTCGACCAGCGGCATCACCTTGGCGACGATATTCGACCCGCGCATTCGCCCTGGCCTGGCGCTGGACATCCAAACCGAGTTTGACTTCGTCAACCGCACCAAGTGGGTCGCCTCGGTCCTACAGCATTCGATCGAGCCAAACAAGCCCGGCGGCAACTGGATGACCCAGATTGCGGCACAGTCGTACGGAGCCAAGGGGGATACCAGTGGAAGTCCAACCTGACATGCTCGAAGCGGCAGACACACCGCAAGGATTCACCGACTACGTCGTACGGTTTCGCAAGGCGGGCCTGCTAATGCGTAGCCAGGTGTGCCGTGTGCGCACCGAAACTGAGGCGATGGCGTGGGCGCACGACGCCGTAAAGACGGGCAACTGGCGGGGCTGGGCGATCATGGACGTGGCGACCGTCGAGGAATCAATGGCGCGTTTCTGGGGGGCCCGATGAGCGACACACCGAAGATAGATGCGCCGTTTGAGGCACAGTTTGACGCGGGCCGGATGCAGGAGTGGGTGATCACGCGCCTGTTGCGCAAGATCCACACCGCAACACTGGTCAAAGTCGTTACGGTGTACCCGACAGCAGGCACGGTCGGATTCGTCGACGTGCAGCCGCTCGTGCAGCAGCAGACCACCAACGCGGTCGTGATCGACAGCGCGCCCATGTACCGCCTTCCATACCTGCGCATTCAGGGTGGCCTGTCGGCGATCATTCTGGATCCGGTCGCAGGCGACATCGGCCTAGCCGTATTTGCCGAGCGCGACATCACCACGGCAGTCGCGACCCGCGCCGCCGCCGCCGCCCCGACAAACCGGGCCTACGATGCGGGGGATGGCCTGTACCTAGGCGGGTTCCTCAACGCTGATCCGACGCAGTACGTTCGGTTCTCGCCAGGCGGCGGTATTGACGTCGTTTCGACCGGTCCGGTCAACGTCCAAGCCGCCGCGGCCAGCACGCTGCAGGCGCCGAGTTGGTCGGTGACCGGACCGGTGACGTTCTCCGACCCGATCACCGCACCGCAGGCGACGATCGGCGGGATCGCGTTCACGACTCACCGCCATGGCGGCGTGTCAACCGGTAGCGGCACATCCGGTACGCCGATCCCCTAACCTGATACGATGCCGCCATGACGACCAACGTTCCGCTACCCACATTCTCCGATGCTGGCCTGACGGTCCCGACAGAGCCGCAGATCCTGCAAGGCGTGTTTGCCGACTACGTCGACGCGTTCGCGCAGAGTGGTCGCGCGCTCAACACCGAGCTGACCACGCCGCAAGGCCAGCTGGCGCAGAGCCAAGCCTATATGCTGGCGCAGCTCAACGGCGCGCTACTGCAGTTGATCGCCAATGTCGACCCGGCCACGTCTACGGGTGCGTTCCAAGACGCGCTAGGCCGTATCTACTTCCTGACGCGCCAGCCGGCTACGTTCGCGACCGTGCCGGCAGTGGTCAACGGTGTGGTGGGGACAGTCATTCCAGCAGGTGCGCAGGCGCGTGCCGCCGACGGCTCTATCTGGTTGACGACCGCATCTGTCACACTCGGGTCGACCGGCTCGGCATCGGTCCTGATGCGCGCCTCCGTCGCCGGCAATGGCCCGAGTGTCGGCGTAAACGGCCTGACTATCTACCAGCAACAGTCGGGCTGGGAGTCGATAAGCAACACGGTCGCCAGCACACCCGGCGTGGCCGTGGAGTCGCGGCAGGCGTTTGAAGAACGGCGCGCGGCGTCCGTCAACATCGGCGGTCAGGGTACCGCAGCGGCCGTACGCGCCGCAGCGGCCAACGTTACGGGCGTCTCGGACGTGTTTGTCTACAACAACGGTAGCGACGCGGCGATCACCTATGGGGCGACGAGCTACCCAATCCCGGCGCACTCGATTGCCATCACGGTTGCCGGGGGCGACGATGACGCGGTGGCCGCTGCGATCCACTCCAAACTGGACGCCGGCTGCGGCCTGCCAACAGCACCCGGCGTAGGCACACTGGTCGAAGTGCTTATCGAAGATTCGGCCAACTACGCACCACCGTACCCGCAGTACGTGATTCGCTTTGTGCGTCCTGCGCCCGTCACCGTCTACGTGCGTGTCGAGGTGGCCAACCTGTCGACGCTCCCAAGCACCTACGTGCAGGACGTACAGCGCGTCATCGCAGCAGCACTGACCGATGGCTACAGCACGCCGGGAGGTACGATCGCGGTCCGGCGCGCGCGGGTCGGCGGGCAGATCGTCGCCGCCGAGTACGCGCCGGCCGTGCTAGCGCTGGGCAACATCACACCGATCGCGATCTATGTCGGAACCGCGCCCAATCCGACGACCGGGCAAGCGATCACGATGGGAATCGACCAACTACCGCAGACCGTGGCGTTGAACGTCACCGTTGCAGCTGTGGACGTGTGATGACCGACTACGGGCGCACACTTATGCGGCAGTACACCAGCAGCACGACGCTGCAGGCCCTGCTAGCGGATTTCGACCAATGGGTCGACCTGGCGCGGTTCCAGGCCGATTTCTTGTTTCGGGTGTGGGACATCACGACCGCGACCGGTTTTGGCCTCGACATCTGGGGGCGCATTCTCGGCCAAGGCCGATACCTGCAGATTCAACAGGTGCCGGGCGACAACTTCGGGTTCAACATCAACGCGGCGCCCGGCACGCAGTGGAAGCCGTGGAGCCAAGCACCGTTCTACAACGGCCAAGTGGACGGCGAGGTGTCGTTCGCGCTGCAAGATGACGCTTACCGCCAGCTTTTGTTGGTCAAAGCCGCATCGAACATCGCAAGCTGCGACGTCCCGTCGATCAACGCCTTGATGCGTGCCATGTTCGGAGACCGAGGGCGCTGCTATGTCGGATATGACCCGGCGCGACCGATGCATATCGGCTACCACTTCGAATTCTTCCCGACTCCGGTAGAGCGATCGATCATCGAATCGGGGCTGTTTCCACAGCCTGCAGGGACGACGGCCGAATACATCTACCAGGTGTTAACCTATAATCCGTTCGGGTTCGCCGGCATGAATACGGGCGCCAACCCAAAGTACGTCACCGGCTTTAATCAGAGCCCGTTTTACAACCCCTGAGGCCCGCTCATGCAGTCGACAAACCGCCCCGCTAAATTTCTGGTCCCCTTTGCGCAGAACGATAGCGCAAAGGTGGAAATCCCAGCTACTACGACCGACCCGGCGCGCTTCTCGCAGTCGCTCGGCTCGCCACCTCTGACAGGGATGCCGCCCGAGGCTGGCGGCGTCCCGCCCCAGCTGGAAGACTTCAACGGGGCGATCAACCAGATCGCACGCGGCGTGTGGTGGTCGCTGGGTGGCGGTCGTTTTGCCTACGACGCGACGTGGGCGACCGACGCACTGATCGGCGGTTACGCCCGTGGTGCGGTCATCCCGGCTACACTCGGTGCGGGTTCCGTCGGGCTGGGTGAATGGTACAACAACGCCGAAGCCAACACTGCAAATCCCGACACCGATGGCGCCGGTTGGGTGCCGGGGTACCACTACGGCGCTACGGCGCTGACAGGTCAAACAGGCGGAACGTTGACGCTGACCCCTGCGCAAGCCGCCAAGCGAGTGATCACAGTCGCTGGAACGTTGACATCTAATCTCGTGTTGGTTGTGCCGGCGTGGGTCTATAGCTGGACGTTCGTCAATACGACTGGCGGCGCGTTCACCGTCAGCGTGAAGAATGCAGCTACGTCTGCGGTCGTGATACCGCAAAACGGCGCGGCCACGCCCGTCACCTGCGATGGTACGCAAGTCACTTTGTCGTCACTCAACATCGCGCCCGCCACCCAGAGTACGCAAGCGATGCGCGCTGACCAAGCCGTCGGCCGAACCTTGCGCGCTACGGCTAGTGGTTCTTGGACGGTACCGCCGACGGTAACTACCATCACAGTCTGGGCTGTCGCCCCTGGTGGCGGTGGCGGCAGTGCAGGCGCAGCTGTCTCTGGCGGCTCAGCAGCGGTTGGCGGCGGCGGCGGCGGCGGCGGAGCGGGCCAAGCCTTGGTAGCTATGGCGTACCCTGTCGTACCGGGGGGTGTCGTCAGTTGGACGATAGGTGCGGCCGGAACCGGCGCCCCAGCAACATCCACAGGGAGCGGAGCTGCGGGCGGGAATGCCGGTAACCTTGTCATCTCCGGGTCGGGTTTTAACAGCGGAACAGCCATCACGCTGACGGGCGGTGGCGGTGGCGGTGGCGGCTTAGCGACCTCTCCCACAGCTGCGGGCGCTGCAGGCGGCTTTGGCGAGCCCCGAGGGGGATCCGGACACGACGCCGCTTCGATTAACGCTTCGACGGGCGCTGGTGGTGGTGGTGGCGCTGGCGCAAGTTCGGCCTTCGGAGGCGGCGGCGCTGGTGGCCGCGGGGCGCTTGGCTCTGGTATCGCAGGCTTGAACGGGGGTGGCTTTGGGTCCGGCGGTGGCGGTGGCGGTGGCCCTTATCAAATCGGCACGGGAACGGGTGGCGCGGGCGGTAACGGGTCCGGCGGGTTGATCACATTGACATGGTGATAAAAAAGAAACCCGCCTTTAGGCGGGTTTCTTTTATGCGTCTCGCAATCCGAATATCAGGTTACCGGCCGCCATTCGTCGATCGACTTGGGAACCCTCTAGCGCCTCCCAGTTGAGCGCCATCAACTGCAAGCAAACAGTGTGCCAGTCGCCGCGCCCAGCAGCGGTCCATAGCTCGTTCCAGTCGCGGATGCGATCGACGCCGATGATGTCGGCTACTGCGTAGAGAAACCCGACCTTGTGCTGACACTGCGGCTGATTGGCCAGGAGCACGAAGGTGCGGCGTTCCAAGGTCTTACTTACGCGGCTGATGTCGGCGGCTAGGGCCATACGTGCAACGTCCTCTGTCTGGGGTCGGCGCTCGATGTCCCGACCATAGCCGAGTCGCAGCACGTTGTCTGGACCGCGGCGCGGAAACTCAGCGCGCGGCCAGAATACCATCAGGTGCGCGGCCGCTTCCTGGCAAGCCAGCTCCTGCAGGGCTTCTAGTTCAGTTTGCATCGAGTCTGCGGCGAGTTGATCAGGCGCCATCGGCCATCCTCCGTGTCTGGTTTCCGAAATAGTAGCCGACCACGAGCGACGCGTTACTGATCATCGCGCCAACAAGCAGGTTCAATAGTTGCCCGTTCTTCTCCGGGATCTCGACGGTGAACAGACCGAGCGTGACCAGCATGGTCATGATGACATGGAGTAGTGCCAGGCCGTGACGAAGCGACCCGACGTTACGTGTCGCCCAACTCACGCCGGCAGTCCGAACAGCTGCTTCGCCTTGTCGAGCTTCGCTTTGCGATCGGCTAGGCCGTTTGTCCCGCCATTGATCGCACGTGTCACACCGACCACGTCGTCGGCCAGGGACAGTTGCTTGAGCTTCGGGCGCTCGACGGTCCAGTACCAGAACGCAGCATCGACTGCGTCGGGCAGCCGCGCCAGCAGGGTCGGGTCGCGCACCGCGCGGTCGTCGCCGTACTTCCACGCGCTGTAGCGGGCGTGGTTGTTGCGCCCGGTGACTTGAATCACCCCGTGACCTTTGAACTTCTTCCCGTCGCCCGGATAGACGTTGCCCAGGTCTTTGCGGCCTTCGTAGGCGGCGCCCGACGCGAGCTCTTGCATCCACATGCCGCTGTTGGACTCGTGCGCGACCTGGCTTATGAAGTGCGCCTTCTCTAGCGGCGACTCTAGCCCGTAACGGATACAGCCTTGCTCGATCGCCAGTGCGATGTCGGCCGGGAAGCCCATTTTGAGTGCTACGGTTTCGGTCGACATCGGGAAAGCTCCTACGCGGTTCCGCCCAGTTTGCGGCGTGTCCAGCTTACCACACGCTTAATCGGGTTGGATGTCAACGGAACTTTCGTGAAGCGGTCGAAATGGTCGCGCAAGAACTGCGCGTCGACGAGCAGACTGCCGTGCGCCTCTTTCGGCGTTGCGTTAACGTAGGCGACCAGCAGCCGTGCCTTCTCGGCCTCGTCGACGGCGAGGGCGGCCACGGCCTGCTCCCACGATTCTTGTTTGACCATGGTCGGCTTGTCCGCGGCCTTGTAGCTGCGGTGCAAGGCCAGTTGGGGCCCCAAGGCGTCCACGAGCCCGTCCACTCCGACTTTCAAGAACTGCGCCAAGCGTACGAACACCACGCGCGGCGTATCGATGATCGCCCGCGTCAGAACTTTGTGGAGGAGCACGGTCGAGCCCAAGTCAATCGCCTGGGCCGCCGCCTGGAGGCGCTGCCCGGCCAACGAACGCACCGCCTGGCGGACGGCGTCGGCATCGGCGCGGGTGGGCGGCGCGCCGTACAGCAAATTGAGTACGTGACTTTGCAGGCGCATCACGGACGCGTCGGAAACCTCCAGGTCGGACTCGGCTACGTCGGGCAGGGCGGCTTGCGCCGCCTGCAGGGCCGCGAACTCCAAGATCTCCTCGCGGAACTCCGCATGCGCCTGGCAGGCCTGGACGATCATCTCGGGCGTCGGCGCGTCGTCTCGCAGGAACAGCGCATCCAACACGTCCTCAAGCGAAAGCCTACGGTTGGGCGAAGTCATACATTGAACTCCTTCTTCATCTTGGCCTTGATGCTGCGCTTGTGGTTGTTGACCATACGCGGGGTGACGCCCAGCGCAGCGGCGATCTCCTTGATCTTCATCTCCTTGCGCCACAGCATCACGAAGACCGAATATTCACGGCGGTCGGATAGCCGCTTCGAAGATGCGCAGCGCCTGGCTGTCGGGCGCACAGGCGCGAGCGAAGCGCACCAGCACGCGCACAGACGCCGAGTCCGTAACCACAACCGGTCGGCCTGCAGTGCGCGGGCCAGGGTCGCACGGTGTTTCTCGAGACTAGCCGTAAAGGCGTACTGCGCGGCCTGACGGCGAGATAGTTCGTTCACAGTGGCGGTACTCCCTGACTTCATGTCAGTTCCTCAATCTGCACTACAACAAATCCCTGGCCTTCGCACGCGCCTCGAAAGATTAACAACTCGTCTATCTGACTATCGTCTTCCCAGACTCGCTGTTTTGTCAGTAGGTCACAAAGAATCTTTTCTCGGTTCCCAATATCGAAAGCTACGGCCTTTAGTTTGAGGGGGCCGTGAACGAAGATAGTAACTCGCAGTCGCCCTTTAAGTGTCACAACGCGCCCGGTAGGTAGCGCTGCTGCAGCTTTGGCGTTCCAAGCGCGGGCATCCTTGGACAGCTTCACGCCACCGTTTACCGCGCGCCAAATGCGGTTCAGGGATGGGGGGAGTGGAAGTTTGTATATGTGCATAGTAAATACCCGGCCAGCACCCATTCGCTAGATGCGCTCGTCGGTTATGGCACTTGGGTTTCATTGTAAGCGTCTCGGTAGCGCTGGCTGATTGAATAAATATACATTGTTCCGCCGCAATATGGCTTGCGCTCAAGCACGCCGCGACGAAAAAGATTGCCAATAACCGCAGCGGCGTGCGTCGAACTCCTATCGATTTCGGCAGCCAAATCTGTCGAAGTAATAGGATGATCCATCGCCATCTCAACGGCTTTCGATGCCTCACTTCCTGGTTTAAATCGCGTCCATAGCTCCCACTCGAACTCGTTCGCACGACCTGCTATCGATCTAATCGAACGGTTCGGGAGTAGTTTATGAACAAGTTGAGCACCACCTATTAGATATGCGGCCCTGGCTAACCGATCCTCGCCCGTGCGCCACTGTTTAGCTGGTTTCCGCGACTTCCGGCACCGCGATTGCAGAGCATCCCAAGTATAGGGCTTTTTCGCCTGCGCGAGCCGATTACGCACCGTCGCATTCACCACGCCCAACCGCTCGGCGATTTGCTCGATGGTGAACGCCTCGCCGTCGATGATGCGCGCGCTCATCGCTGCACCTCTGGCTTGGCCTGCTGGTCGATCGTGTCGGCGCCATACAAGGTATGGAAGCGGTCGATGTCACCATTGGCGATGAAGTAACCTTCGCGGAAACGGTAGGACTGCACATGCTGCAGCCCAGGCAGCCGGAAATCGCAACTCGACAGTATTCCGCCATGTTGGTCGGCTTTCTCCAGTCTATGGTCGCAGACGTGGGCGCGTATGATCTGCGCTCGCGGGAACTGTGTGTGGACAATTTCGCATATGGCTGCAACCGCAGCTTCACGGCGGCGCAATTGTGCAGCGCGCTCAGCCCAGCAGGCGCGCGAGCAGAAAACGGACTCACCTAAATCGAGGGGCTGCAATTCCTCATCCTCGATGGTTCCCTCGTCAATGCGGCAGCCGCAATTCCAGCACTCGAACCACCAGCCGTTTTCAATCAGCGCTAGCGGCGGCACAGGTCCGGGCGCATAGGAGTCCAGCGCGGGTGCGCGACGGCATGATTCAACGCCAGAAAACTCGCAATCCATCTCACCAGCACCACGGCGGCGCGCGGCTACCGACGAGGTATCGAAGATCACTACCGATTGGTCGTAGTGATCCACCTGGTATGCCTTCAACTTACCGGGATCACGCATTGCCCTGCTCCTTCGCCGCTGCCGGCTGGGGGTGGGTGGCTAGCAGCTTTTCTGCTTTGCTGAGCTCATGGTCGAAATCATCCATGCATTTTGCGCCGCTGGTCTCGATAACCCTATCTCCCAGATAGCGCCCGGCGAGGACCAAGTGCTGCAATTGATTGCGCAGTTGCCAAGTAAGTAAATTCGGCTTATCACAAGCAGGCGCGGGCAGAAATGCATACTCGAACTTGGTGCCTGCGATGCCTTCGAGCTGGGGCCAGTAACCTTTGCCGCTGTCCCACTTTGAAGGGCGCGAACCATCGGGATAGATCACCCGATGCGCCACCGGCTCGGGTTGCGCTTTGTCTTTCGTATTCATCGTGTTTGCTCCTAGTAAAGACCCGGCCAGCACTGGCCGGGTCTGGGGTACGATCAGCCGAACGGGTTGGACGCACCAGCGTTGCCCTGCTGGAACNTTGAAGGGCGCGAACCATCGGGATAGATCACCCGATGCGCCACCGGCTCGGGTTGCGCTTTGTCTTTCGTATTCATCGTGTTTGCTCCTAGTAAAGACCCGGCCAGCACTGGCCGGGTCTGGGGTACGATCAGCCGAACGGGTTGGACGCACCAGCGTTGCCCTGCTGGAACGGGTTGCCGCCGCTGGACTGCTGAACCGGCGGCTGCGGGGGATGTTCCTGCTGCGCAGGCGCCGCGTCCTGACGGTACTTGGCAAAGGCGCTTTCGGACGGTTCGCCGCCGCTACCGCCGCGACGCTCTCCGCCGCCAACAGCCATCGCACCGGACAGATTCCAAGAGACGCCGCGGGCGCCGCTCTGCGTGTGATTCCAGAAGAAAGGGTAGCCGTTGATACGCACGCGCTGGCCTGCGTAAAACTCGCTACGAATCTGCGAGCCGTTGACCGGCAGTGCTGCGACCTTTTGCCCGTCAGTCGCGAACAGGTCGGGCGGGTAGTCGACGCCGCTGGACAGGCGCAGGATCAGCCAATCATTCGGGATACCCGCATGCGGCTTGGCTTTCTTGCCGTTGGGTTCGATAGTGAGGCGCAAACCTGACAGATTGCCGTTGGGGGCGACTTCGCGCATCTGCGCGGCCAGATCGTCTGCTGCGGATGGCGGAAGTGCGATGTTGGTGTAGTACTCGACTTTGCCGGGGTTTGCCTTGTTGGCGCGCGGCTGGTCGAGGGATGAGTGCAACAGAATGGCTTCGTGGTCGGTAATGCTCATGGTTCGGAGTTCTCAGTTTGAGCGCAAGGTGCGCGGGTCGGTGTAACGGTTACGACTGTATAACGCTAGTGTTTAGGTTGTCAAGCGTTTCCACAACGAAATCTCGCGTTCGATCGCATCCAGCGCATCAGCGGTAACGTACGGGCGTCCGGTCGGCAGAATCGGCAGCTCGTCGCGCGCCGCATCACAGAACACCACGTCACGCCCAACATGCGGCGCTCGCACGTCACTGACGAAGCAGGGGCCTTTGCGCCACCTAAGACTGCCACCACCTCGCCACCGGGGCGGGATTGCGAGACGCGAGCCGGTCTGCCCAGGCTTGGACGTCACGTGCAACCAGCTAGTCGAGCCCGGCCCGATCGCGATGCAGATGAAATACCCGCTCCGGAAGAAGCCGGTCGGTGTGTATACGCAACGCGGGTCGTTCAGGAGAATCGCGGTGTCCAAGTGGACGACGATGCCCGGTCGGATTTCGTCAAGTGCGAGCGCCACTGCAAGCCCTCTCTGCGACGTGTTTGACCAGGAACGCGCGGACCTGCCACAGGTTCCGCTCGCCGATGCCAGAGCGCCCCGAGCGCCAGCGATCCAGTGCGGTGAGTCCGATGCCTAGTTCGCGGCATAGCCGCCGATCCGACCAGCCTTTGGACGCCTTGACGGCGTCCAAGGCGCGGACGAGCGCGCGGTGCGTGGGTGTGGACATTTCGCTCATGGTAGCTCCGGCGTGGCGGCGGGCGTGGCAGCCGGTACCAGCACCCAGCCCTCCGGCACCTGCGGTGCGGCCGCTAGCGCAGCGATGATGGCATCCATCGCGGCGTGGTCATCCGGGTGGATGAACCCAGCGTCCAGAGCCTTTGATTTCTGTGACCTAGGTACTCTTTTTCTGTGAGATGCAGCCAGCAATTCCCGCGCACGCTTCTCGATGTCGTTCATCACTTCTTCTCCTGGTTGAGGTACTTAGCGAACGCATTGGCCGCTACAGAAGGGTTCTTGCCGTTGACCGCCACAAAGGTCGGCACGTCCGGGTAGCGGCCAGTCAGCGCAGCCAGTTCCGAGTCAGGGATCACGCCAGCGGCCTGCCCGATCGCGGGCGGCTTGAGCATGTCCATGCGATCGGCCATCAGGAACGCCTCGACCGCCGCCGGTTCGGACAGCCACATCGGTGAGCCTTTGCGGTAGCGCACCGATACGGCCGGATGGTTCTTCTCGTGCAGGATGCGCACGCGCTCTTTCAGGTCCTCTTCGTACTGCTTGAAGGCCGAACGCATCGACCACTGGGCCATGACTTCTTCGGGGGTTAGATCGACCACCGCGATTCGATTTGCCTCTACGTCCAGCGCCTTAGCCCCGTAGGCCGCCGCAGCGGGGCACCAGCGCGCGCTCGGGCAGTGGCTGCNTGGCCTTGAGCTCGCTATTAAGCTTGGTCGCTTGGTCGGCCAGCCACTGCTTGTCCATGATGCCAAGTGGCTGCCATGGCTCGCCAGCGTAGGTGCGGGGCTGATAGACAAACAGGCCAATCTGCTCCGGCGTCTCGCCGTTGGGTGCGTGAAGGTCGCGTAGTCGGATCAGCGCCGCGGCGCCCGCGCACTGTTCGTTCGGTTCTTCGCGCGTCCCGACCCCGACCGGACTACGGCCAAACTTGTAGTCACCTACGACTAATCGCTTGGCGGTCGGGCTCCAAAGCACCGCGTCAGCGATCGTGTAGACGCGCACGCCGTGGATCACCACGTCCTCGATCTTGTGCTCGACCAAGCACTGCACTGGTCCAGTCGTGTCGCTGAACAAGTACGCCGCTTTGTCGGCGTAGGTCTGTGCGTATGCGACGACCCGGGCGCGCCAGTCCTGCACGCCTCGGTCGGAGTAGTCGAAGTCGATTAAACCCTCCGGGGGTGCGACTTCGGGACAGGTGTGCAGCGTCTGATTGGAGAAACGGCGGGCAAGCGCCCATTCGGCCACTTTGTGCGCCTCGGTGCCTTCTTCGGCAGGAGGGCCAGACGGCGTACGCAACTGCGGCAGGACTGCCGACAGAGCGCATTTCGACCAGCGTTTGCGGTTGGACATCGCAACAAAGGGTCGGTTCGGGTCGGGACGGCGGACCGTGGCCCCGTCCGGGATGTCGATCGGGTCGTTATCAATCTGTAGCGCTGCCATGTGAGTCTCGCTTAGTGGGTGTGCTGCCGACACTACTATCCGGGCTAGGTCGTGTCAAGTAGTTCCGACAAATGGCGTCTCGCTACCATAACACTTCCATACAGACGTACGGATACAGACGCAAGTTCTGCCTATACTCCCTATATGTGTAAAACAAGAGAGTATTATAGATCAATAATACAACTGAAAGTTTGAAATTCTCTTCTTTATCTTATTCCTTGTTTCTGTACTCCGTTGCTGCCGTACTTCCCTAGACTGGCAGGGGTTGACGGATGGGTTACACTCGGCCCATGTCCGCAACAGCCGCCATCGACCTGCAGCCCATCAAGGCCTCACTGGTGACCGACTTGGTCGACCTGGTGAACCTCGACCTGTCCAAGGCCGTGAAGGTCTCCCTGGTGGCATGCCCCGCCTGCAAAGGCCACGGCACGATTGGAGACCGAGAGGAAGGCCAGGACGTGACGTGCCCGGAGTGCGGCGGTGTCGGCGCGTCCGAGTCGTTCGTGCTGGACATGGAAGCGCTACAGACGCCGCGTATCGGCCGACACATTGAACAGTGGGAGCTAAAGCAGGGTCAGTTGGTGCCGAAATTTCGCGGTAAAACCCAGGCCTTCGCCCAGCTCGTCAAGATCCTGGGCTTCGACAAGGCCGTGCTGGAGATCGCCGGCTCGGCTCCGTTCACCGACACGCTATCGGACGAAGCGCGCAGCACGATCGTGGAGCAGGTCCGCGAGCTCGCACTGGCGGGCAAGCTGTGACGGCCGTGGCGACTACCGCGCCGGACCCCGTGATGGCGCTGATCATCGCGGCGCGCACCAACTTTGCGGCGTTTGTGTCCGCCACTCACCGGCCGCGGTTCGTGCATTCGGAGTTCTCGTTCTCCGTGTGCAAGGCCTTGGACGAGTTCGTAGAAGACCTGATCGCAGGTCGTCGCCCGATCCTGGACCTCACGGCCCCTCCTCAGTTTGGGAAAAGCTCGCTTATTTCGCGATGCTTGCCGGGCTACCTGATCGGACGACTCGGGCCCGTGCTGGGACAGTGCCGAGTGGCTTTGTCTTCCTACGCGCTGTCACGAGCCAAGGCCAACCTGCGGGATGCCCGTAGTGTGATGTGTGAACGGATTTATCATGAGATATTCCCGCATGCGTCGATGCTCACGTACAAGGGCGGCCAGAACACGGCCGACTACTTCGACCATCCTTTCGGGTTCGTCAAGGCCCAGGGCGTCGGTGGCAGCCTCACCGGCTTCTCGATCGACGTGGGGCTGAATGACGACTTAACAGCCGATGCACAGGACGCTTTGAGCCAGACCGTGCAGGATGGGCATCTGGACTGGTATTCCACGGTGTTTAGCACCCGCCTTCAGCAGCGCAGCGGCCAGGTAAACATGGGCACGCCCTGGTCGGCCAACGACATCATGGCCAGGATCAAGAAGCTGCACGAGGGAAAGCCGAACTATCGACGCCTGAGCTTCCCGGCCCTGAACTACCCCGATGAGGTGGGGTACGACGACACCCTACCGCAGGGCTCGCTGGTCCCAGCGCTGCACAGCGAAGAGAAGCTGCGAGAGATTAAGGCGGCCATGTCCGAGGCCTGGTTCGTGGCGATGTACCAGCAGCAGCCGCTGTCGGAGATGGGCGCCATCTTTGGCCGCGGCGGCCTGCGCTACTATCGTCAGACCGATCTCCCGGCAAACTTCACCCAGGTCATCATGACCGTGGACGCCGCCTTCAAAGGGAAAGAAACCTCGGACTACGTGGCTGTCGGTGTGTGGGGAAAGACTGCAGATAACCGCGTGTGGCTGATCGCGCATCGCCGAGAGAAACTTTCCTTCACGCGCACCGCCGAGGCGATCGTTTCGCTCAAGAACGCGCACCCACAGTGTTCGAAGATCTACATCGAAGATGCCGCGAATGGCGCCGCTCTTGTGGACATGTTGAGTCGACACGTTCCCGGCATCATTGCCGTCCCCGCCCTCGGCTCCAAGGAGTCGCGCTGGCATGCTGTAGCGGGTACTTGGCAGTCAGGGCAAGTCCAACTGCCGCACCCCGACGACGTCCCGTCCATCGTCCCGGTAGTTGCCGAGATCATTGCGGCTCCCGACGTAAAAAATGACGACATGGTCGATTGCATGGCCATGGCGCTGTACCAACTGTGCATCCGCAACCCGATCAGCTCGCTGATCACCGCGGACATTCTGCGCATTGCCGGCGCCCGCTAAGCCTAGGACAATCGTGTAACATCGCCGCATAACTCGGAGCCCTGGCCCATGACCTACCGCAGCAGTCCCGACAACCCGGCCCGGTCCAAGCCCCCGACCAAACGGCCACCACCGTCCCCGGCGCCGCCGCCCCCGTCCGCGCGCCAGATCACCCTGCAGGTCCTGCAGGAAGCCCAGCGCGTGGACCCTAAGCGCGTCGAGCATACTTCGATGGCGCTGGCCACCACGCACGAAATCGACCCCAAGCAGTACAGTGCGCCCGAGCGCGAGGCTGCCAAGGTCGTGCATGCGATGGACTACGGACTGTCGGCCGGTCGCAACGCGCGTGACGCCCTGTCGTTCGTTGAGGCCACAAGCTGGCCCGGCTTCCCGACCTTAGGCCTGCTGGCCCAGCTGCCCGAATACCGGACCATGCACGAAACACCGGCCGATGAGTGCGTGCGCACGTGGGGCAAAGTGGTCAGCACGTCCAAGGACGAGGCGGCCGGCGACAAGATCACGCGCTTGACGCAGAAACTGGAGCAGTTCGGCGTGCGCGGCCTGATCCGTACGGCAGTTATCCACGACCAGGCCTACGGCGGTGCGCACATCTTCCCGCACCTCAAGGTATCGGGTTCAGCCGTCCCCGCGGACGCTCCGCTGCTGCTGGAACCGTCATTTGTCCGCCTTGGCTGCCTGACCGGCTTTGCGGCCATCGAACCGATGTGGCTCACGCCCAACGCCTACAACGCGACAGACCCGACGTCACCGAACTTCTACAAGCCGGAAAGTTGGATCGCCTCATCCGGCCGGCAAATCCATAGTTCGCGCATCTTCACGATGATCGGGCGGCCCGTGGGCGACATTCTGAAAGCCGCCTACAGCTTCCGCGGCGTGTCGATCTCCCAGCTGGCCATGCCCTACGTCGACAACTGGCTGCGCACGCGCCAGAGTGTTTCGGACACGGTCAAGCAGTTCAGCATCACTAACCTTGCCACCGACCTAGCCCAGCTGCTGGCCCCCGGCGGCGCGCAGTCGCTGGACATGCGCCTGCAGCTGCTCAACCTCAACCGCGACAACCGCAACGTCGGCGTGGTGGACAAAGAGACTGAGGAAATCCAGCAGACCAACACCCCGCTGTCCGGCCTGGACAGCCTGCAGGCCCAGTCGCAGGAGCAGATGTCGGCCGTCTCGCACATCCCGCTGGTCAAGCTGCTGGGCATCACGCCCGCAGGCCTGAACGCCAACAGCGATGGTGAAATTCGGGTCTGGTACGACTTCGTGGCCGGCTACCAAGCGCATAACCTGTCCCCGGTTATGAAATGGATCCTAGACCTGATCCAGCTGTCCGAGTACGGACAGATCGATCCGGGCCTTTCCTGGGAGTGGAACCCGCTGTACGAACTGGACGAGAAGGAACTGGCCGAGGTCCGCGCCAAGAACAGCGAGACCGACCTGCGCTATCTCGAAGCGCAGGTGGTGACCGGCGAGATGGTTCAGCAGCGACTGGCAGCCGACCCGACCAGCGGCTACACCGGCATTCTGGCCGAGCGCGACGACCTGGACGAAATCGAAGACCTGGCCAAGAAGGTGATGGCCCAGGCACTTACCCCACAGACGCAGGAACCGACCAATGCCGACCCTGACCAATCCGACCCGGAAGCAGAAGCAGCTGGCGGTGATCGGCCCGGCGACGACGGCTGAACAGGCCTACCAGCGCGGACTGCAGACTGCAGTGCGCGCCATGGCCAAGTCGGTCGAATACTGGATCCAGGCCAAGTACCGCGCCGCCATCGAGTCGAACCAAGCGGCCGAGATGGTCCCGGAGTTTGACGCTGACCGCGCGCAGGACGCCTCGCCGTTCGCAGACCAGCGCGCGCTGTACCGCGAGTTGACCAACCTGCGACGGCGCTGGGAACGGCACTTTGCGGCTATCGCGCGCAAGCTGGCTACAAACGCGATCGAGGCGGCCTACAAGGCCAATAAGACGGCCTGGCAGGGTCAGGTCCGTCGGGAAGGCTTCGACATTCCGATGCAGCTGACCGATGCCCAGCGCATGATCCTGGACGTGAAGGTCGCTGATAATGTCTCGCTGATCAAGTCGATCCCTTCTCAGTATTTCACCAAGATCGAGGGCGACGTGTCACGCGGCTTCCTGGCCGGCCGTGACCTGGAGGCCATCGCATCGGAGCTGCGTGACACGGGCGAGTCGACCGTAAAGCGCGCCGCGCTGATCGCCCGCGACCAATCCAACAAGTTGACGGCGCACATGAACAGCGCGCGCCAGAACGAGCTGGGCATTCGCTACGCCTACTGGAAGCACAGCTCGGCTGGCAAGGAACCGCGCAAGACGCACGTCCGGGCCAGCAAGGAGAATTGGATATTCGACACCCAGGTGGGCATCGACTTCGGCGACGCCTTCGGGTTCGTTTTACCTTCCGTGGCAATCAATTGCCGATGCGGCTCACGAAGTATCATCCCAGCGATCGATGAAGAGCTGGGGCCAGAGAATCTGGTTCCAGTTCCCGGTTTCCCAGGCGCCTTTACTAAGAAATCGAAGTGAGCGCATACCGTAACGCAAACCGCCTGTCAACACGCCGCGCTTGCACAACCCTGAAACGCTGCTAACATCACGCGCATGGTGAACGTAACGGCCAACTACGCTTTCGACAAAAAGTCCGCTCGAAGCTTCGACGCTGACGGCCGGATGCGCGTACGCGACTGCGTGATTTCAGTCGGCGAGATCAACCCGTACTATGGCCGGGAGATCCCCAACTACAAGGCGCTGGGCCTGGACGCCAACAAGGTCTATGACCTGTACCGCGACCCGGCCGAGCTGGAACGTGCAGCCCCATCGTTCAACGGTCCGTTGATGATCCGCCACGTCGCGCAGACGGCCAACGAACCGCGCAAGGAATACATCGGCGGCACGGTGTACGACGTGCGCTACGCGGACGGCAAAGTCCGGGCCGACCTGCTGGTCATGGACCAGCAGGCTATCGACTACGTGCAGTCCGGCGAGTTGGCCGACCTGTCCAGTTCCTACCGATACACTGCCGACATGACGCCCGGCGAGGTCAACGGGCGTAAGTACGATGGCCGCATGACGGACATCCAAGGCAACCATGTGGCGCTCGTTGAAGACGGGCGCGCAACCGGTGCGCACGTCGCTGATAGCGCGCTTTCTTCCCAACCTGGAGCTACCAACGTGGACCCGAACGAAAACCCGAACACCAGCCCGGCCCCCGAGTCCGGCGCAGGCGCGGCCGAAGCCCTCATGATGATTACCGCCAAGCTCGAAGCCATTGAGTCGCGCCTGACCGCCGTCGAAGGTGGCAAGGTTGACACCCCGCAGTCCGAAGCGAAGGAAGGCGTCCCGGCCAGCGTCAATACCGCCAGCGACGAACAGTCCGAGAAGGACCGAAAGGACGAGCGTGAAGGCGAAGAACGCGCCATGGACGCCAAGATCGGCGCTGCGGTCAATGCGGCCGTCGACGCCGAACGTAAGCGCGCCGCTGGTGTGGCTGCAGCTAAGCAGGCCTGCCGCGGCGACCTGGGCGACATGATCGCCATGGACGATGCCGGCGAAATCTACCGTGCAGCGCTCAAGCAGCGCGGCGTGGACGTCTCGGCCATCCCGGCCGGGGCCGAACAGGCCACCTACCAGGCGATCCAGTCCGTCGGCCGTCCGGCTGCGGCCTACGCTAACGACAGCAACTCCGGCAGCGGCAAGCCGGCCTTCGATACTTCGCGCATCCGCCGTCTCGGCCGCGCATAACCCGGAGCTACTCCAATGCCCTTCCAGTCCACCGTTGCAGTACAGCCGGCCATTGGCGTTCCAGGCGATTTCGCTTCGGTCAACCCGCGCCATTTCGTGGTGTCCGGCACCCTCAACCAGCGCATGGTCAGTGCGCCCGCTTCCCCCGGCCCGGCCATTGCCGGCAAGTTCGGTCTGCTGACCGCGACCGGCACCGTGACCAGCACCCCCGGTTACGCTGCCGCGTCCGCTGCCGGCGCCGCCAGTCGCATCGGCTTCGTGCATCGTTACATGGGTGCGGCGCTGATCACCACCTGGCTTGGCGAAACCTCGATGACCATCCAGCCCGGTCAGGCGGTCGAGCTCTTCTCAGAGGGCGACTTCTTCGCCACAGCGGATGCCATCACCGGCACTCCGGTACGCGGCGCGAAGGTCATCTGGGATCCGGCCGCAGGCACCATCAACATCGGTGCGACCGTGTCGGGTACCACCATCGACACCGGATTCGTCCTGCTCAGCGAGACTGCCACCGCTGGTCAGACCATCATCATCGGCAAGCCGGGCGCGTAAGCGGCCACCAACCAAAGGAATCACGAACGTGCCCAATCCCAACGACCGCTCGCTCCGAAATCCAGCAGCTGGCTGGCGTCGGTATCCACCTGCCGGAGACCGTCCGCAGTGTGAGCCAGGAGGCCCACGCGTACGCGATGGACGCCGTCAGCCTGGCCCCAACCCTGGTCACCGGCGCCAGCGCCGGCATCCCGGCCTGGATGTCCATGTACGTCGATCGCCGTGTGATCGACATCCAGCTGGCCCCGATGGCTGCCGCGCAGATCCTGCCGGAAGTCAAGAAGGGCGACTGGACCACCCAGTACGCCGTGTTCATCACCGCCGAACCGGTCGGTCAGGTTGCGACCTACAGCGACTGGTCCGCCAACGGCATTGCGAACGCGAACGTCAACTTCCCGTCGCGCCAGAACTACCTGTACCAGACCTGGACCGAGTGGGGCGACCGCCAGCTGGCGATCATGGGCGAAGCCGGCATCGACTGGGCTGCGCGCCAGGAAATCGCCAGCTCGACCGTCATGGCCAAGTTCCAGAACAGCTCCTACCTGCTGGGTGTGGCTGGCATCCCGAACTACGGCCTGATGAACGACCCGACCCTGACTGCCCCCGTGGCGGCGACCGTCAACTGGGCTACCGCCGAGCCGGAAGCGATCGCCAACGACGTAGTGGCCATGGTCGGCCGTCTGATCGCCCAGTCCGCCGGCTTGATCACCGGCCAGGAACGTCTGGTCATGGCGCTGGCACCGTCGGCCCTGAACGACATCAACCGAACCAACAGCTTCGGCCTGTCCGCTGGTGCCAAGATCAAGCAGACCTACCCGCTGATCGAGTATGTTGCGGTGCCGGAGTTCGACACCGCCACCGGTCGCCTGGTCCAGCTGTGGGCGCCGGAAGTCAACGGTCAGCCGACCGGTGAAGTGGCCTACAGCGAGAAGTACCGCTCGCACGCCATCGAGCGCTACTCGACCTACCAGCGCCAGAAGCACAGCGGCGGCACCTTCGGCTCGGTGGTGTATTTGCCTTTTGCAATGACGCAGGAAATTGGGGTGTAGTCAAGCCCCGTTACGCAACAAAGAGAAAGGCCACCTTGCGGCGGCCTTTCTCATTCAGGGCCGCCACTCGGCGTGCTCCACAACCGTGCACACCCGCACCAGCCCGAACTTCGTGCGCAAGACGATCATGGCAGCAGGGCGTGCATGACCCCAGTCTGCAGGTAGGTGGCGTACTGGCGGAATGCGAGGGTGTGGTCCCAGCGGCCAAGGGTGTACTGCAGTGCGTCCAATTCGCGCTCGGCGCAGTAGGCCTCGGGGTCGTTGACCTTGACCGTGCCGTCGATCACTTCGCGAATGCAGCCGTAGGCGATATCCGCGAAGTGCGCGCGAGTGGCCTCGATAGTCTCTTTGCTCAGTTGCATGTCTGCGCCTCGCTCAATGGATGTAGGACAACCATAACGTCAGCGTTACGCACTGTCAAGCCCCGTGACGCAACAAAATCGTGTACCATCGCACGCGTAACCCATCCGGCCCACAGGAGACCACCATGGCCCGCAATTCCAATCGCAACACTAGCTCCGCCCAGCCGAGCGATTCGATCGGCACGGTGACCGTCGCCTGCCGCCTGCCTGCCGGCCTGCGCTTCGAGGGCGTCCCCGGCGTCCCCGGTGGCGTGCTGCTGATCCGCGGCAGCAACGATGACTGGGCGCTCAAGATGGCCGACGAGTACGGCGAAGCGGGCCTGACCAGCGGCGTTCCGGCGGAGGTCTGGGAGTATATCGAGACCCATCCGTACTACAGCCAGGCCAAGTGGTTCAAGAACGGCGCCGTGTTTGCCGCAACCAAGTCCAAGGACGTCATCAAGGAAGCGCAGAACCGCGCCGACGAGACGACCGGCTTTGAAGGTCTGGACCCGGAAGAACTGCCGGCCAAGATCGAAGACGCTGTCGCTGCCGAAGCCAAGCGCAACTGACCTGGAGTAGACCATGGCCGTCGTCGTGTTTGATCCTGCTGCCTTCAAGCTCGCGTTCCCTGAGTTCGCGACGGTTCCGGACGCACGACTGACGGTCCTGTTCAACATGGTCGGCTACACAATCCTGGACAACACCAACGCCTCGATCGTGGCCAACGTCGACCAACGCTCGGCGATGCTCGACTTACTAGTCGCGCACATGCTCGCCCTGTTCGGCTACGTCAACGCGTCGGGGCAGACCGTACCTGGCACCGGCGTGGTCGGCCGTGTCGCCTCGGCCAGCGAGGGCACCGTGTCTACGTCGCTGGCCTACAACGTGCCGGCCCGGCCCGGCGAGGGCTGGTACAGCCAAACCCAGTATGGCGCGATGTACTGGGTCATGATGGCCCCGTTCCGCAGCTTCCACTACGTGGCTGCCGGCCGCTCTGGCATCGGGCGCTCGCTGGACTTCCTCTCTACGGGCGTTGGCATCCAGGCGCGTCTGGCCAACAACAGCGGCACCCCGGACGGCGTATGAACTTCCTCGACTACCTCTACACCCGCGAAAGCGCTGCAATGGCCATCGGGATGACCCACGAAGGCCGCATGTTCGGTGTGCCCGCATGGCTCACCACCGACGGCGACGTGTGTTATGGCTGCCCGAAGGTGCCAGTTCTGCAGTTGTGGTGCATTCTTATTGACTCGCTCATGGGGGCTGCCACCTACTTCCTGCCAGAAGATGCCGTACTTGAGGTCCCGATTCACATCGGTCGGCCCTTGGGTGCGCTCACATGACGACCGTCCGTCGCTCCGGCGTCAAGATCCCCGAGGGACTGCGCGAGCAGTTCCATCCCGGCATGGTCAAGGCTGGCGTGCTGGCGGGCGCGACGTACCCGCAGGACACCTATACCGACCACCGCACCGGCAAGCAGGTGCGCGACTCACGCGGCGGCATGCCAGTGGCTGTCATCGCCCAGGCGCTGGAGTACGGCCACGGCCAGAACCATCCGCGCCCTTTCATGCAGACCACCTACGCGAATCAGAACCGTCGCTGGTCGCGCGACCTGGTGACGATGATTCGCGCAGGCGCTGCGGCCGACACGGCGCTGCGCACGGTCGGTGTACGCATGGCTGAAGACATCCAACAGACGATTCGCGACTGGCCTGCAGACAATAGCGAGGACTGGGCAGCCGTGAAGGGCTACAATCACGGGCTTATCATGACCAACCACCTGACCAATTCCATCGACTCGGCCGTCGTGCTACGCGATGGCGATTACGGTGAGGATCCGAGCGCGTGAACCTCCACCACCTCACCCGCGGCGCGATCCAGCTGGTCAACCGCGACACGCCAAGCACGATCTACGTGTCCACCGGCCACACGATGGAATGGGGCGTCAGCACGCCGACGTTCCAGTCGGTCGAAGCGCAGCTGCAGGTTCAGTCGGCCAGCCACGAATCGCTGTACTACCTCAACGGCCTGACCGAGTCCAAGGCCCTGAGCATCGTCTACGCGTACGGCAATTTCAGCACGATTAACCGGCCAGCCGGCACGGGCGGTGACCTGGTGCGCGTGCGCGGTCGCTGGTGGGCGATCCAGAACGTGCTGGAGGGGTGGAGCGACGTTAGCAGCCCCGAATGGTGCAGCTTCTCGATCACCCAGCAGTTCAACGCCGACACGCTCGAGCAGCTGGTGGAGCAGATCAAGAATGGCAACGTACCATCGCCCGTGGGAGGCCTGTAATGCCCGCTGCGACCCTCCTGCCGACCGAAGACCAGACCTTCCAGGCGCTCGCGCGCTGGGTCGGCAAGGTGCTGGACCTGCCGAGCAACACCCTGCAGATCGTCAAGGGTTTCCAGAACCTGACGGCCACACCGACCGGCAGTTACGTGGTCATCTCGCCGGGAACCATGCAACGCCAGGACTTCGGCCGCCGCTACTACGACCCGGACAACTCGCAGGCCGTCCAGCAGGCGCATCTGACGTACAGCTATCAGGTCGATTGCTACGGCCCGAACGGCCCGACGTGGGCCTCAGTCCTGTCCGTGGCGTGGCGCTCGATGTGGGGCGTCGACAACATGGCCCCGCCGATCCTCACGCCGCTGTATGCTGACGCGCCGCAACAGCTGAACATCGTCAACGCCCAGGGGCAGTATGAGCAGCGTTTCATGATCCGCCTGTTCGGCCAAGTCAATCAAGACGTGGGCTTGCCGCAAGATTTCTTCGAGCAGATTCAGCTGGATTCCTTCATCGTCGCCGACCAGCTACCATAGGCGAAACATGCCCAGGAGGCACCCGTGAGCAACATCCCCATTTCGCAAATTGTCACCATCAACCCGAGCGTGGTTGGTGCCGGTGGTGCCCAGGGTTCGCTAGACGGACTACTGCTGACCCAGAATGCCGGCGTGCCCGTCGGCCAGTTGCAGGTCTACTACGATGCAACGACCGTCGGCGCCGACTTCGGCACCACGTCCGACGAATACGCCGCTGCGCAGGACTACTTCGGCGGCATCATCGACGGCGGCCAGCAACCTGCGAGTCTCAACATCGCGCGCTACGCACTCGCCGCGGTCGGTGCGAGTGTCTTCGGCGCACCGCTGAACCTGACGCTCGCCCAGTTGCAGGCGCTGTCCGGTACGCTGATCGTGACCACCGACACGCAGCGCACCTCAAGCGCGATCAACCTGTCGAGCGCGACCAGTTTCGCCAATGCGGCCACGCTTATGACGGCGGGCTTCACCACGCCGAATTTCGCGATCACCTACGACGCGGCGCGTCGACGCTTCGTGCTGACCACGACCGCTACCGGCTCTGCCGCGACCGTGTCCGCTGTCACCGGCACGCTCGCTACCGGCGTTGGCCTGTCGGCAGCTGCTGGCGCCTACCTGCAAGGTACGGGCTTCCCGGCAGACACAGCAAACACCGCGCTTGACCGCGTCGCAGCACTCTCCGGCAACTGGGCTGCGTTTACCCATACGTGGGCAGCGGATCTGACGGCGCGCACCGCATTCGCCACGTGGACCGCAGCCCAGCAGTTCCAGTACCTGTACGTGGCCTGGGACACCGACGCCGCTGATCTGTCGCCGAACAACCCGGCCAGCTTCGGTAACCTCGCCCAGCTCGTCCCGTACGAAGGTACGCTCGCCGTCTACGGTGCGTTGTCGGAAGCGGCTTGTGTACTGGCGTGGGCCGCGTCGACCAACTACCAAATCGTCGAAGGTCGCAACACGTTGGCGTTCCGTCGTCCGGTCGCTGCGGTGCCGGCGCGCGTGACCACGCTGACCGACGCCAACGCACTGCTGTCCAACGGTTACACCTATCTGGGCCTGTATTCGAGTGCGGCCAACAATTACACGATCTTCTACAACGGCGCGATCGGCGGGCAGTTCGAGTGGTCCGACACCTATCTGGGCCAAGTCGCGTTGCGTCGCAACCTGCAGCAGGCGCTGTTCGAAACCCTGCTCGCCTATCGGTCGCTGCCCTATAACGCCGAAGGCTACAACGCCATCTATCAGGGGGCGCAGGACGTGATCAGCCAGTTCTTGCAGGCCGGCGTGATCCGTGCGGGTGTAACCCTGAGCCCGTCGCAGCAGGCGCAGATCAACGCGCGCGCCGGCTTCCCGATCGCAGGTGAAGTCAGCGACAAGGGTTGGTATCTGCAAGTAACCGACCCGACCACCACGACCGTGCGCACCGAGCGCGGCTCTCCGACCGTGAATTTCTGGTACTGCGACGGCGGCAGCATCCAGAAAATCGTCGTGTCGTCCACCACCGTACTGTAAGGAGCTGCGAGCATGACCGCTACCCTGACCGTGGCCAACTCCTCGCTTGTACTGAGCGTGGAGGGCCTCTTCCCGAATGGCGTGCAGCTGCAAGGCTACGCCGCCGACAACGTGTTTGAATCGCCGACCGTCGAGAACGGCGAGTTCATGATGGGCGTGGACGGTAAGCTGTCTGCCGGCTACGTCTTTAACCAGATCCCGTTCACCATCACGCTGCAGGCGGACAGCGCCTCGCTCGACGTGTTCGAACAGATCTGGCAGCGTGAGGCGTCCACGCGCGACAAGCTGCAAGCCGGCCTGACCGTCGCGCTGCCGAGCAATAACAAGCGCTACGTACTGCGCAATGGCTTCCTGCAGTCGTACCGAGCGCCGTCTGCGCAGCGCATTCTGCAGCCAGGTGTAGCTGTCTTCGTCTTCGGCCGGATGGAGTTCAGCAAGATCAACTGACCGCACCGAGTAGCTGACACAACAAAGGCGCCGAAAGGCGCCTTTGTTGTTACACGGATACGTGCCAGCGACCAGTCCCTTTGCATTGCACGCAGTCGAACCAATCCTGCGGCTCAGGCAGGAACGCGCCCCAGTTGCCAGTACCTGCGCACTCCGGGCAGTCGATCTCGCCACACCCGACACCAAGGTCGTCGACTTCTACCTCAATCTCCGTCTCGCGCAGGAACCCGAGATAAACCACCGTTATTGCCGTGCGCTACCCCAGCCTCAACACGTGCTGTATGCCGTCGCAGGCGCTGTTTGTCGGCACGCCGATCCTATGCGCACAGTTTAGCAGCGCCTGTAGCGAGAACAAATGCAAGCGGCCGCGCATTAGGTCGCTCACACGTGGCTGTGTGAGCTTCGCGAGGCGGCCTACTTCGGCCTGCGATAGGCCGCTGGCGCGGACGTGTTGTATGATAACGATGGCGACATGTGCTTTCACTTGCAGCAGCGAGGCTTTGGTCGGGTCTTCTTCGAATAAATCATATAAGTTGTTTGACATGGTACCGTACGCCGTTAGTGTTTGAGAGGTCTAAGCCTATACAAGCTGTAGTATAAGTCAAGCTATTCATGCGACCAACACGCCCACGGTGCGAACCTGTAGGCCCAATCAAATCGGTGTGCCGCTATGCTAAGCCTCATTCTGATCATTGCCGCGATCGTCTTCGGCATCCTCGCCCTTGCTGGCGTTCCTAGCCGTATCAGCTGGTCTGGTGCGGGCGTCGTCTGCCTCGGTGCGGCGATGCTGCTATCGCGATCCCTGACGTGACACAACAAAGGGCGCCCTAGGGCGCCCTTTGTTGCCGACTCGCTTGCGCGTTTACCTGACGTCTGCACGTCGCAGTAGCCGGGCCGCCCGGCACAGTATTGTCACGCAGGGTAGTTGGCGATGCATGCCTGCATTAGGCGACGCTCCTCGGGCGTGAACTGCTGCACTGCCTTACCTTGACCCGTCGCCTTGTCGGGTGCGACAGCCGCTTTCAGCGCGGTGAAGACCGGGTGTCCGTGCTTGCTGGTGAAATCGCGGCAGGCGTTGAGCAGGTCGATGTGACTGTCGCTCGCGTCCTGCGCCGCTTCCAGACTGTCGGAGACCAGCGCTTCAAGGTTGATGGTGCTGGTCGGCGCCTGCGGCTCTTCCAGGTCGGCCAGCGTCGGGTCGGGGTCAGCGCCCGGTGCAGCCAGCTTCGCGGCGTCTTCGCTCAGTGCCGCGTCCATTTCGGAGTCGGGACTGTGCATCGGCAGCGCGTGGGTCTCGGTCGCCGTTGGTTCATCGTCGACATGCGAAGGCTCTGCCCGCATGTCCTTTAGCCACTCCGCGTACGCAACTTCGTCGCGCTTGCGGCGAGCGCGCCAGCGGCCATCGGCATTGAGCTTGGCCGGATCGGAGTGCCAGTCGGTGTTGTGCTGCACGCCGTCGGCATCGTGGTCGGTCGATGCGTGCCCGTCGGACGGGAGAGGGTCAGTCGGCGGATCAATATCGGTCGGCAGACCGTCAGGAAGTTCCGCAGCCTCTTGCGCGCTTTCGCGCTCGACGTGGCGAGCGGGCGTTGGTGTAGCGCTAATGCAGACGTGCGGCACACCGTGGTGGTCGCAACCTTCGTCTTCGCCCAGGTTTGACGACACTTCGGCGACCACGACCCGCGACAGTCCCTTGTTGCAGCGGCGCAGGAGTTCGGGCGACAGCATGGCGACCAGATCCTGCACATCTTGCAGGTCGTTCAGTACGATTTTCATGGTTGTCCTTGTGGGTTCAGGCCTGGCGCCGGAATGCGCCAGTGGTGTAAATGGTCACCAGCGCCTCGCGGTAGCGCTGCTCATCCTGCTTGATGGCGTCCTGCAGCACCTGCATACGCTCCACGGTCGCGGTACCCCGCCAGCGCACTTGTCGCGCGTTGCCGGATGTGGTCTCCCATAGCTCGGCGACCTTGGCGTTGCCCAGCGCGTCGCACAACTCGCGAACGGACCAAGTAGCCAATGGGGTCGTGGCTGGGTCGAGGAAATCGCGCGGTTCGCGCTTGGTGGTATTGACTTCGGTCATTGCGGCGTCTCGGTTCGGTTTGCGACACATTACGTCAACGTATGCAAATCGTCAACTAAGTGGCGATGCTTGAAGAGCGGAAACGTCATCAGTTCGCGGGCCGCGACTCGTGCGGCGGCTCCGATCCATTCCGGCAAGGCGTCCGTGTTGACCGACTCCCACCACAGCGTAAAGGCGTCAGGCGAGGCGCCCTCGGTAACCCACAACGTCCGGGCCATCGCCTGCTGGCGCTGATGGCACCAGAGGTCCATTTCGTCGGGCAGGCGGTCAGACAGGCGACGACCTGCATCCCAATCCAACGGGGAAGCCGACCAAGGGTAATCGTAGTCCATCGTGTAGCGGTCGTTGGCGATGTCGCGCACGATGATGGCCGGGTACAGGAACACCAGACCACGGCGGACGATGTAGACGCGCCGCGCAGGCGACAACAGGTTCAGCGGGGTTTCGAGCGGATAGGCGTTCATGCGAGCCTCGTGAGCTGTCGCCCGTCGTCAAGGAGAGCAGTGTCGCCGGGTAAGAGTGCGTCGAGTGCTTCTTTGTCGATGTCGCATATTGCCGCGTACGGCCACGCCGCGTTGTTTGGCGAATTTGTGTGACAAATCCGGTACAGGCGGCCTTCGACGGGCCGGTCGATGAAATTGGTCTCGGTCATGGCTGCTTGTCCAGTTCGGTGATTAGCATGTATGCGGTCTCATTCAGTGGGTGTAGGCATAGATTCCTATGCCGTTACACAGTTGTCAAGCACTTTATACAATTATTTGCACCCTGCAGCATCCAGAACCGCCAAGGCGTCCAGTTCTACTTGGTCAAACCCGACTCGGCAATCGTCGTAGGTGACTTGCTGGTAGGCACTCAGTAAGGCCTGCAGTGCGTTTCGGAGTCGAGGTGCGGCGGCCAGCAGCCGTGCCNCTTTGTCGATGTCGCATATTGCCGCGTACGGCCACGCCGCGTTGTTTGGCGAGTTTGTGTGACAAATCCGGTACAGGCGGCCTTCGACGGGCCGGTCGATGAAATTGGTCTCGGTCATGGCTACTTGTCCAGTTCGGTGATTAGCATGTATGCGGTCTCATTCAGTGGGTGTAGGCATAGATTCCTATGCCGTTACACAGTTGTCAAGCACTTTCTACAATTATTTGCACCCTGCAGCACCCAGAACCGCCAAGGCGTCCAGTTCTACTTGGTCAAACCCGACTCGGCAATCGTCGTAGGTGACTTGCTGGTAGGCACTCAGCAAGGCCTGCAGTGCGTTTCGGAGTCGAGGTGCGGCGGCCAGCAGCCGTGCCCGGTTAGCATCTCCGGGTCGCGCGTGCTCGCCAGTCGCCCAAGCCACAAACTCACCGAAGTCTTCGTCGGTCTCGACCCCCATTCTTCCTTCTGGCTAATGGGCCGGAAGTGGCGGACAGCCCGCCAACGCTCAGTATTTGCCATCGTCACTTCCTCCAAAACTTGGACACAAAACCCTCGGCATTCAGCGGCAGGCCCGGCGCCCACGCCGGGGCTTGGCGCAAACGGTCAAGCAGCTGCTGTAGACGCATCTCAGCCCTGTCCTCGGGGACTTCCAGGATCACCTCGTCATAGACGTGGTGCACGATCTGCTCATGTGGCGCCACAGCCAGCATGGCCGACCAGAACAGGTCGCGGGCCAGGCCCTGGACCGTGTTGTTGGACAGGATCTTGCGGTCCAGAGTTTCCACAAACCCCTCAGGCTTGTCGTAGACGGCCATTGGGGCCGACGCACCCGGCTCCAGCACCAGCCGTGCGTTGTGGTAGCTGATCGACCTACCGCTAGGCAGTTCCATGCGCATCGCGACAGCGTCCTTGACAAACACGATCTTGCTGCACATGCCACGGCCGATCGGCATCTCGATGCGCCGGCCCGGCTGGTCCAGCGCCATCAGCGCTGCGAATTCGAGGGTAGACCACCAGGTCGACATCTTCGGATGGCCCTCGCGGTAGCCCCACACGATCTGGCGGCGCAGTTCCTCGGGCAACTTGACGCCGTAGTTCTGGGCCATGTTGTCCAGCGCACCGTCGCCGCCACCGAAGCCCAGCGATAGACGCACAACCTTGCCGATCTGGCGCTGGTCGTCGGTCACCGCCTCGCGCTCGAGCTTGAAGATTGACATGGCCTCGGACACATAGCCGTCGATGCCTTGCTCAAACTCGACCAGCACCGCCTCGTCGTCGGCGCACCAGGGCGTCAGGCGCGCCTCAATGCCCGACAGGTCAGCCGCGACCAGCGTGTGGCCCGCCTGCGTGGCGCAGAACAAATGGCGCTGGGCGTCGGCCAGTGCGGCCAGTGGCGGGCCGACGTCTGGGCGGGACAGGAAGTCGAAGTCGCGGCGGCGCGCGGCATCCAGGAAGGTGATCGTCTCTTTCCACTTCCGGCCCGGCCGCGGCCGGGCCACGTTGAGCAGCTGGGCGTCGCCGCAGCCCATGGCCGCGGAACGCCCGGACAGTGCGCCGTGGTAGACCGTGCTGTGGCACATGCGTGCATCGACCTCGGCACGCAGGATGGCGCCATGCTTCTTGGGCGCCCGGCTGGCGTCCAAGCGCAGCGCCAGCACGTCGCGCAGTGCGGCAGGGATGTCGGTGCGCTCCAGCAGGCCCTTGACGGTCTCGCGGCCCGAGTCGTCCATGTCCTCGCCCAGCTCGGCGGCGTACTTGCGGATCTTCTGAACCTCGCTGGCCGAGAGCAGCTTGCCCTCGGTGGCCGTCTCCAGCTCAAAGTCGATCATGGCGTGGGCCAAGTCGAACATCTGGGACATGCCGCGTGCAGCCTCAAGGTCAACACCGAAGCCACGCATGTTGACCTCGAGGTCGAGCTGCCAATACAGCTGTTCCTGCGCCGGCATGGGCTGCGTCGCCCCCCATAGGGCGATCATGACGTCGGTGTCGAGCAGGGCGTACTTGTAGACGCGGGCGAACAGCTCCGGGTGCGACTGGGGCGTCCACTCCGGGTGCGTCATCAGCTCCTTCATGGCCGCCGAGCCTTCCATGTCCTTCTGGACGGGCAGGCCAAGGGCGAGTGCTGCGCGCTCCAGCGAGCCGGGCAGGCCGTTGTAGCGGGCCCGTGCGGCGCTGCATTGAACCTGACCGTGCAGGTTCAGCTGCGGTAGACCCGGCGCCCAGCGTGGCAGTACCTGATTCCACATCAGTGCGTCGAAGCCTGCATTGTGGGCACGGAACGGCTTGCCGGCCTGGATGTGCGACACGATCTGGCGCGGCACTGGCCGACCAAGCTCCCACAGGTCGGCTTGGCGCATGCCGGGCAGCGCGAAGGTGAAGCAGTATGGTTTGGTCGTCGGGCAGGCTAGGTAACGGGCCAGTCCGTGGGCTTTAAGGTCGGTCTTGCTGGCCGTCTCGAAGTCGAGGAACAGGCCATCTCGGTTGGGGCTCATGGGTCTGTGGGCTTCCGGTGGGTTGTAACGGGAATGTTATGCGCGCTCGAGCCATTCGTCAAACGCGGCGACGATACGCTGTTCTGCGATCTTGAAGTAGTCGTGGTCGCGCTCGATGCCGATGAAACCGCGATCGGTGTTCACGCAGGCTACGCCCGTAGTGCCCGATCCCATGCAGTTGTCCAGCACTACGTCACCAGGGTTGGTGTAGGTGCGGATAAGGTACTCCATCAGGGCTACCGGCTTCTGCGTCGGATGCGCGCCGCGGTCGCCCGAACCGCGGTTGGTGAACTGCAGGATGCTGATCGGATGCTTTTCGTCGTACACCTTGGCGGACTGACTGAACGCGGCCGCAGCGTCGGTCTGTCGGATGGGAATCGCGGCAGACTGTTTGTTGCCGCCCCTTTGAATCGGCTTGTCACGCTTTGTCATCTGCGGGAAGTAGCGAGGGGACTTCCCGGAAGGGCAGAACACTAGCACGTCCTCGTGGGTCCGCAGCGGCATACGCTTGGCCTGGACGAAGTTTGCCGCAAACTGCTTGTCCCACACCAGCGAATATCGGAACGCTGCTAGGTTGCTGGCAGCGAGGATCGTTGTAAACGGCTGTGCGGCAGTCAGTACGATAGCCGCGTCCGATTTGGCGATGCGCATGTATTGTGCCCACAGGTCCGGCAGCGGGATGACGGAATCCCACGCGCAGGCCGTGGTGCCGTATGGCAGGTCGCACAGGATCAGATCAACCGACTGGTCAGGAACCGACTTCATCACTTCCAGGCAGTCACCGTTGTGAAGTTGGATGCTCATATCTGTTCCTTAATAGGCAGGATCGTGACGGAAGGCCTGCATCTGGCCATCCCGGATGAACTGGAGCTGGGTCCGCCGCACGATGCCGTCCCCCCGTCTTTCAACGGGGCGTTATGATTGAATACCGATTCTCTTCCCAGAACCCTCCGGACTTGGTGGCCCATGCGTTTCCTTGCTTGATGGGTTCGATGGAAATGGTGATCCCCATCTGGGCTGCCTTGGCTACTACCTCATTCCAGGCCGTGAATGTCACCCAGGTCGCGTCTACTTTCGAACCACACGATGCGCGGCCTCCTACGGTGACCTGGCCGAACTGCATCAACGTCTCCCAAAGTTCCGTCACAGCGGCGTCTTTCCAAGAATACTTGGCCACGCGGCGGTCGCGTGTTGCGATGAAACGAACCAGACCGACCGGCGCATCCATCAGCCGACCTCCGCGATGATGGATGCGCAGACGCGGCAATTTTGACCCCCCAGGCTGGCTTGCCAAGCCGCCGTGGCCGCAGCTGCCTCCAATTTAGCACTCGCCGCATCCGTCGCCACAACCTTGAACGACTTCGCGCGCGACAACGAACACATGCAGGTAGCGCAAGCGATGGTCGTCTTAACTTTCAGGGTGTTGGTCATGTAGGCGGCTCAGTTCGTTGGTGTGGGTATAGATTCCCACACCGTTACACAGTTGTCAAGCATTTATTTCAATAGGCAGGATCGTAACGGAAGGCCTGCATCTGGCCGTCCCGGATGAACTGGAGCTGGGTCAACCAGACAATCCCGTCGGCTGCTTTGGTCAGCGTCAGCTCGACCGGGTGCGGGATGGCATCACGTTGCAGCAGGACGCGGTGCGGCTCGTTGGGCAGCTTGCGCCCGGTGGCGACCTCGAAGTACTTGCGCGCCTGGGCGAAGAAGCGGTTCTCGGCCGTCTTGCGGTCGAAGTCCAGACGCAGCGTGTACGGTCCAGCGTCGGTGTGGTACTCGAACACCAGCACGCTGTCGCCATGGGCGCGTACCTCGGTGTGGTGCACCGGGAACGACTTCGTCTCCGCACACAGGTCGTCGCGCAGGATGATGCTGTCCTCATCGTGCATGTCGTAGCTGTCACCGATGCCGGCGTTCGGATCTTTCAGGTCCGGCTTGCGCGACTGGGTGATGAACCCCTGGCGCGGCCGCCCGCAGTTGCGGCAGGTCATATGCTCGGGGTCATTGAGGTAACCGCACCCCGGCTCGTCCGGGTTGAAGCCTTCCAGATTCAGCACGATGCGCAGATCGCGCTCTTCGATCTCCGGGCTGGGCGCCGGGAAGCGGATTCCGCTGCGCTCGCGCTGCGGCGCGTTTCCGGGCGCTTCCATCTGCTGGGCGCTGCACTCCCACAGGCCAGCACGGCTATCGCCCTGTTCGAGGTCCGCATTGATCGGGCCAAGGCGCGCGAAGTTGCCGCCGGCGTCCAGCACCTTGCAGTCGGTCTTGCCGGGGTACATGCGGAAGCCGCGCCCGACCATCTGACGGAACAGAAGCTGCGAGCGCGTCGCGCGCACGATCACGATGGCATCCACGTGCGGAGCGTTGAAGCCAGTGGTCAGCGTGCCGACCGACACAATGTGCCGCGTCTCCTTGTCCTGGAACTCGCGGATACCTTCGGTCCGCTCGCCCTTCTCCAGGTCGCCGTAGATCAGCGTTACGGCCTCGCCGCGCCGCGCCAAGCAGCCGCGCACCATCTTGGCGTGTGCGACGTTCACGCAGAACCACATGGGATGGCTGCGGTAGTCGTCGGGGTTGTCCAGTTCCTGCAGGCCGACGGCTACGACCTCGTCGGTGATCTTCATGGCCGCTGCGGCCAGCTGGGTTTCATCGAAGTCCTCGCCGGAGGTCTTGACGCCATCCAGGTCGATCTGCGGGAAGCGGATCGTCGGGGCCACGATCGGCGAGATGTAGCCCTCGCGTACCAGGCGGTTGAAGTTGCGCCCGGTCGTCAGGTCGTACACCTTGGCCGTGAAAAGGCCGCCCTGGGCGAGCGGCACGACCTTCACGCCCTTCATGAAGAACGGCGTGGCGGTCAGGCCAATGAAACGCACGTGCGGGTTGATCTCGCGCATGCCGTCGACCAGCTTGCGGATCGACTTCAATTCCAGCCGGAAGCCGTGCGCCTCGTCCACGATGCAGAAGTCGATAGGCCCGAAGCGGCGGACCTGCCGCCACACCGATTGCGGAGTGCCGAAGGTGATCTTGCGCTGCCGGTCCTTGCGGCCTAGCGACGAGCAGTAGATACCGACCCCCGACGCCAGGGTAGCCGACAGGTACTGCCGGGCTTCCTCGGTGTTCTGCATGACCAGCTCCTGGCTGGGGGCCAGGATCATCACGCGCGCTGCCGGATAAAGCGCAATCAAGTGCTCGCACAGGTCGGCGGCGATCAGCGACTTGCCGCCGCCGGTGACGATCGCTGCGATGGGGTGGGTGTTGCGTGCGGCCTGTAGGGCCGAGATGACGGCGTCGACCGCCTCGCGCTGGTACCAGCGCAGTGTCTTGCGGGCCATATCGTGGGTGTCTGCCTTGTGGGATTACGTAACACTTACGTTACATCGTTCTTTAGGCAATTGCAACCACCAGAACGACAAAGCCCGCACGAATGCGGGCTTTGAAGATCCAGTTCGGCCACTCGAAATCGGCGAGTCCAAGCCTCAGCCGATAACACGTAGGTCCCCCTAGGGTGGATCCCCTGACGTAACCTTTACGTTACACGACAACGCCCGAGGGTGCAACCCCTCGGGCGTGTGGTTTTAGCGAACCAAAAGCGCGATCGACAGGCCGACCACGACCCCAAACAGAAACCATGCAGTACGTGGCTTCACGGCTTGATCTCCGCCAGTTTGTCCAGGCAGTCCGCAGTGGCTGCCCGCTTGTTGTCCCGGTCCACGACCGCATACTGGGCTACCACGTACGCCTTGGCCCAGGCCATCCAGTCGGTCACGTCCG